AAAAGATGGTGCCAGCCGAGTTGGGCTTCTTCATCGGGCCGATCAGGTCGGACTTGAGCATCCTGTCCTGCGGGATGCTGGCGGTCTTGAGCCAGTCGCGCATCGCACCCCAAATCTCAGCCCGCTTGTTGCCCCACATCGTCGGGTTCTTGGCCTTCCAGCCAAAGTTGACCCCGCGCACTTTGTACTTCTGCTCGGTCAATCTGTCAAGGATGCCGTAGCCCAGACCACCCTCGTCGATCACGGTCAACGCTGGCCGGTACTCCTCGATGGCGTCGATGACGTGACCCACCACGCTCATGGTGTCCTCGCCCTTGAACCGCTTGATCGCCACGATGTCCCGCCCTTGGCGCACGGCGATCACGGTGCTGTCCATGCCGCCCCGGGCCGGGTCAACGCCGATGATGATGGGCGCGGTCATGTCTTTGTACAGGGGCCGCTTGATGGCATCGTCCACGATGTGTGGCGTGATGAACTGATCTTGGCCCGACTTGGGGAAGTCACCGTAGACCTCGACCCGCGCCTCGTCCGAGTCCTCGCCGTACTCGTTGATGATCTGCTGGTAGATGGTCTTGTCGGTGCCCTCGACTGTGCGGGCGTCGATCTTCTCGCTCTCCCAGAACTCCCGCTTGCTCCCGTCTACAGCTTCGTAGAAGTACCCGGTGTTGCGACGACCGTTGCTGAACGCCAGCCAGTACCGGTCCAAGATGTTCTCTGTAAAGAAGCCCGCAGCCACGGACCAGATGCTGTCCGGGATACCGCTGGCCTCATCAAAGATCACCATCATGCCGTCCATGTTGTGCACACCGGCGTAGGCGTCTGGGTTCTCCTCGCTCCACAGTTTCCCCTCGGCACCCCAGTACCGGGTGCCTTTACGCAAGTCCCTCTCGACCAGATCAGTCAACCAGTTGGCCGGGTTCAAACTCGTGGCCGTGGGTTCCCACCAGTGGGCGTTGAGCGCCATCGTGACCCACTTGGTCAACTCACCCCATGTCACTTTACGCAACTGGTTCTCGCTGTTGGCCGACACGATGACTGAACTACCTATGCGAGTGGTCAGCATCCACAGGATCAGCCACGACACCAGTGCCGACTTGCCCACGCCTCGGCCCGATGACACAGCCCTGCGCATCGCGTCAATCAACTCGTCGTTGCTCATCTTCCCCCGGTTCTCTTTGATGAAGTCCCGTATCCTGCGCAGGGCTCTGCGCTGCCATGTGCGAGGGGCTTTAAAGTGTTCGAGTGGGGTGTTCTTCTGCCCCCAGGGGAACAGGAACAAGACAAACGCTTCAGGGTCATCTTTGAGAGCAGGACTCCAAAGCTGACTCATCAGGGTCTGCTCATCTTCTGGGCTGTACCGGGGCTTCTGCATCAGTCGTTCTCCAGTCTTGGTGTCACGTCGATCACCTCACCCTCGATCACTCTAGCCTGTGCCTGCGCCAGCGCCTCGGTAATAGAGATGGTGCCACCGAGTTCAACCTGCTTGATCTCGCCGTAGCGTTTCTTGTTGTGTGCGCTCATGAGCCACTTGCGCGTGTCGATGCGCAGCTTGTCCCTGTTCACCGTGTCGTTCGATGTGGGGTCCACCGCTTCAACGCCATCGGCAATCTCTAGGATCTCGCCAGCCAAGAACTCAGTGCGCATCTCCTGCGCTTCTTTGAACCGTTCATGGCGGGTGGGTTCACGTTTGACCCAGCGCAGGAAGTCCTCATACGAGATGGCCCTGTGGTCATCCTCAATCAGCGATTGCAGGGACCGGCCACGGTAGATGTCCTCCACGACCCTCTCGAAGATTTGCTCATATTCGACATGCAGCAACGCCCTTGCCTCCTTCGAGGTTCTGAGGGGTTCTGGGTCAGGCACGGACAGCCAGTTGGGCAGTTGATTCTCACTGGCGACAGCCGTGCCTACAAACGAGGTGTTCTCTTGTTTCATAGTGCTGTGATGCTATCACATGCGGATGATTTTGTGTAACACGGGATTTACGGAGATAGGGAACCCACTGGGTTTCTGATTTTTGAAAAAATTTTCACGGGATTCGTGATGCCTACGTAGCCGTGACCACTGGGCGCTCGGCCCTACCCCCTCCCCCTGATTCAAATGCACCCATGCACCCAGTGGGTCTGCACCATGACGCACCCGCACCCAATGGGAACCGTCACCCAATGGGGCAAACAACCCAGTGGGTCAGGGGTTCAGGGGTCAACCCAGCGGGTCATTGGGGCAAACCCATTGGGTCAGGGGTCATGACCCAACGGGTCAGGGAATAACCCGAATCCTTGACCCAATGGGGCAAAACAAGACGATTTGGGGGCTGTGGTGACAGATTCACCTTTCGCGCAGGCAAGGCGAAAAAATACATACTTTCTAAATTGCACAAGGATTAAGCAATGTTCCAAACAGACCCCCAGCGACAAAAGGGCAAGTTGTCACCAGTGCTCAAAGTGCATACCCAATGGGTGTGAATCCATACAGTGCGCTAAAACGGGTTAGGAAGGCCTTGGAGCGATAAACACTCGCATTGATACTTACCCCTTGGCAAAAGTTATCCACACTACTAGTAGTAGTTACCCACTGGGTCAACTCTTATATAAGACTGCAACCTGTGGATAACTTTACCCATTGGGTCATTAAATAGTTGATAAATAGTTGTTGACCCAGTGGGTTTTCAGTGTGGTAGAATTTCATTGTGGCAATCGTGCTGCACCCTGTAACCCGTAACCTGTAATTGGAGATCATCATGAAATCACTGCCTACACCCTTGAGCACTGCCCAGCTTGACGCCTTGTTGTCCACCATCGAGAAACTGCCCAGCGCAACCGTGAACCGTGACACTCACACGGTGTACGTGAATGCCAAGCGCAAGGCCACGGGCGAGACTGTCCGGGTTTTGGATGCCGTAACCTTTGACGGGGTGCAGTGGCACGTTATGGCCGTGCCCGGTTTGGTTTCCGCAACTTTCACCAACTAAGGGGACACCATGAACCGCCATCAATTAACCTACATTGACTTACACCCGCAACCCCTCGAGCGTGAACCCTCGCCCTTTGCCATCGTGGCCGGTGCCGCCTTTGCTTTGGTTGCCCTTTGGGTGATCACCGTTTGCCTTTTTTCTCTGTAACCCGTAACCCGTAAAAGGATCAATCATGAAAAACGAAAACCCCGCTATTCTCGCCGCCGCCGTGGATCGCCTCGCCCTAATCAAAGCGCAAATGGCGCAACTGAGCGCCGAGGGAAAGCAACTCAAGGAAGCGTTAACCGCCTCGGGGCTTGACGCCATTGACGGCACCGCGCACCGCGCCGCCGTTTCCCATTGTGCCGGGCGCGTGTCAATCGATTGGGAAACCATTGCCGCAAAATTCACCCCATCGCGTCAATTGATCGCCGCGCATACGTCAACCGGTGCGCCTTACACCGTGGTTCGCGTGTCAGCACGTAAGGGGGCATGATCATGATTGACGCCAAGTTCATGCGCGAGCATTTCACCCTGGTGACAATCACCGAGAAACCCGCGCCCGTGATTGACCCCGAAACCCTCGCCGATATTCTCGAGGCCATGAAAAGCGCAACCGCCCGGTTACGTGGCCCCCGGTGCGAATTTTCAGACAAACGCGCCGCCGCCTCGCTCGAGCGTGCCCGCCTTGACCTAATCGACGCCCTCAATTTGTAACCCGTAACCGTAAAAGGATCAATCATGAACACCGAACCCCGCACCCTCGCCGCCATCGCCCGCGATATCCGCAAAACGTGGGCAAAGCCTTATTTTGGGGCCGTGCCTTACCTTGACGCCATGCTGACCCTCGGGGCCATCGGCGATAAATACGGGCTTGACGATGCCCGCTCGATTGTTCAATATTTCCTCGCAAACGCTAACACGTGGCGCGGCGAGGATGCCCGCCGGATCAAGGCCGAATTAAAATCAATCATGGGGGCTTGATCATGAAATATCACTTTATCCCCCAGTCAAGCAACCGCAAAACCGGGGCGATCCCCGTGACTTACACTGAGCGGGCATCGTGCCCGCCATCGTGCGCCCATTACCGCGCCGATTGTTACGCCGAGGATTTTTACACCCGCATAGCATGGGACAAAGTGCCCGAGCGCGGGGGCACCCTTGACGCCCTTTGCGCGTCAATCGCCGCGTTACCCGAGGGTCAATTGTGGCGAATGAACGTGGCCGGTGACTTACCCGGGGCGGG